ATATGAGGAGTTGTTCGCGTACGCACCCGACCACATACGTGACTGGGCTGTCACTAGTGTGAACGACACCTGGGTGTGTTGGGGTACGCCAGAAAAGCGGATGCGCATGGTCGGAACGTTGCCATCCGGCTTACGCACGACGTCGGCTGAGAACGGTATCCTCAATGCTGCCTACCTTCTCTACGTGCTCGGGAGTGACTATTGGAACTTGACTGCCTATCACACGGGCGACGATGTCCTGTTCTCCACGGACGACCCGGACATCGCAGACCGGGTAGTGAAGAACGTGACGAAGTCGCGCATACGTGCGAACCCTACAAAGCAGAGCGTAGGGTGTGTCAACGCTGAGTTTCTGCGCTGTTCGTTCGGCGCTGATGGTGGTGTGGGCTACGTCACCCGCGCCATCTCGTCGCTCGTCAGCGGAAACTGGGTTACGGAGCACGCACTCGGATCTGCAGACTACGCCAACTCTGCTATCCAAAACTTATGGACAATCGCAAACCGCTGCGGACACAAACACGTCGGAATTGTTTGCACGCGGGCAATCGCACGGCGGGTGCCGGGTTTCAACATAGACCACGCCCGTTTTCTCGAGAGCTATGGTGGGACGCCGACACAAGGGTCTCACTATATGGATTATATACCGGTCACAACCGTGACCCGCTCTATCGCGCGTAGCAAGCGCGTCAAGGGCGTACCGATGAATGCTACCGTGGACTACCTCAGCAACCACGTTAACCACAAATTGCTGCAGGCAGCGGAAGTCCCCGCTGGTAACTTGAAGGAGTTGATGCTAGAAGCATCGTATGCTAACTCGACTCAGGCTTGCCACACTGTGACTGATTACGTTCGTGACGTGATCCCTGCTGAATACTCGATCAACATCGGCCCATGGCCGGGAAAGCCAAAAGGTGTACTGTCGGAACTATTTCCGTTCGCCCAGCTGCGGGGGCGTCTGGGAGCCGACACATTGCGCAAGCTCCTCCTCATCATAGCGGGGTCTGTGCATGCCTGCCCAGAATTGCAGGCGTGGGGCGAGCGCAGACAGCCCTGCCGCTTCATCGGTACGCTTCCGTTCGGTGACGCGATGTACCTGAGTGGTTGTGCAATGCGGCCTTGCAACTACTATCTCTACTACCATTTGGCGCTGTAGGACTCACGTAGGGTCCTATAGCAAAAATCCTGCTCCACTGTGGTGTGGTAGTGTGTC